AATCCGCGAACGTCTGCCGCTTCCACAAGTTTCTCCCTATGAGTTACATCTATAGTAGTTAGTAACACGTCACATGTCGTGTTTTTGTTCAATAAGTTTTAGGAGTTAGAGATCCCAGATGTGGATTGACAATGATTTCCCAAAACTGCTTGGCGCAGAGCTTTATAGACCCCATCCCGGTTATATCATCGAGATGGCTGTAGAGCCTGTAGTCGTTCATGACTTTGCTAAACAACCAGGTCAAACGGTTCAACTCGACCGTTATAGATTTTGGGGCAACCCTGGAAATAAAGATTCCAGAGAGCGTACAGCAGATCAGACACTCGGCACAGCGTCTAGCAGAAATATCGTTAAGGATAAAGTACTTGTTAACTTGAAAGAGTATACAGGTCCTGCAGATCCTACCGACGCAACTTCTCCTTCAACCTTCAAGGTTGCTCGTGAGACATTGCTAACAGCACAGAGATTGCTACTTGATACCGGCAACCTCAACGTTTTTCATCAGAGTATAGGTAGTTTAACTCTTTTAGACGACTACAGACGTTGGCGTGACAGGGTTTTCGCAGATGAGCTATTTAAAGCAGAAGCTAACGGAAACGCATCTGACAGCCAAGGTGGATACTTCTTCCCTGGTGGTTCAGCTAAAGCAGCAGCAGCTCCATTCTTCACATATGGTGCAGGTATCTCCGCTAAGTTCGACGTAAAGACTGACTTACTGCAAGTTGTAAAAGACATGCGTAAGCGCAACGTACCAACTTTTAGCGACGGTTACTACAGATGTATCGCCGATCCTACGGCAATGATGCATTTGCGCCAAAACGACTCATTCCGTGAGATAGCTCGGTATGCAGGCAACGGCATGGTTAACCCCATGAATCCAGAGCAGGCTCCTAATGCTAACTTCTTCCAAGGTATGGGTCCAGCTTACGGACAAGCTGGTTTCGTAGCCGGTCAGCCGGTGATGCCTACCGGATTTTTGTTTGAGGGCGTAAGATGGTTCGAATCAACCAACTTACCTGAGAAAACTATTAACGCAACTGTTCCTGTAGCCGCCGCTGGTGCTGCAGATTACAACATTGCTCCAATGTTATTCTTCGGACCTCAAGCTGTAGGTGTTGGTATTGGTGGCAACAACGCTCAAATTTTACTTAATAATAACGACGATTTTTCGCGCTTTATTATTATGATTTGGTCCTTGTTTGCTGGTTTTGAAATCCTTAATAAGGACTTCATTACCGTTGCTTACTCATTCGTATATTGAGGAGGTAACTAACAATCATGGCTAAAAAGATTTTCCCTGGAAACTGGGTTACAACACTCAGTAGTTATCAAGGTCAGCCAGTTGTGGCTGTTCCTGGTAGACAGTACTACCAAAAAATTGGTTATGCTCTCGTTGACTCCACAGGTGGCACCGAGTTTGACGTAATCATCCCAAGTCCTGATATGCGTGCCGACGACAAAGTTCGTGCAAATATCACTGGTCTAACTATCCCTGCAGATGCAAACGTCTACCACGTTGGTATTCGTGTGCCTGACACAAGGAAGAATAAGGATGCTGGAACCGCTACCTCTGGTCTAGTCGGTACCAACACAGACACTATTGCTGTCAAAGACGCTGCAGCTTCTGCTGCTGCCACTATCAGCACAACAGTAGTTTCTACTCCAACAATCGCAGTTGCTCTTACAACTATTGCTCCTACTTCTGCAAAGAAAGGAGTTGTAGCAGCCCAGACATTAGCTGGTGCTGAGACTCTAAAGGTCTATGTACGTAACGCTGCTGGTAACGGTACAGGTAGTAACCTATCTTCTACTGCTGCTGGTGGTACACCAATCATCGTTGAAGTTGCTTACTTCGTCGAAGATGACGTGCCTGATGTTGATTCAACTTTCGTTCCTTATATCACTGAGACATAAATAGAAGCTAAAACTTCTGTTTGTCCCTATAGTGGAGGCATCTTGTATAAGGTGCCTCTTTTTTATTGTTATGGCGTTATATCAAAATCTAAAGAATGGTCAGATCGTGGACTTCATTGGACATCACGACAAAGATTGGGCCATGGTCAAAAATGCTACAGGAGTAGTTCAGTACGTTGCTCTTGCTGATTTAGAAGCTTACGAGCCAGGGAAAGGTAAGACAGGTCAGAAGATAGAAACACCAGAAATATTGAAGGATGAAGAAGACGTCATGCCTGAGTCAGTCATCCCTGCAGACAACAGATTGAACTTAAATTTGGCTACTGCTGAAGGTATTGCTAAGACTGTAAAAGGAGTTGGTTATGCCACTGCTAAAAAAATAGTAGAGCTACGTTTATCTTTACCTGGCGAAAAATTTAAAAATCTAGAGCAATTACGCAAAATCACTCGTGTTGATTGGGACGAAGTATTTAAGAATGATTTGATTTACCTACAATAAGAAATAGGTTGGCTACATAGCTATTGGAATTAAACGATTACGACAAAAGCCGATGTCGATTTCACCTCGGCTACAACACAGGGGCTAACCTCCCTGCGGGTGACATTGCTCGACTAGAAGAAGCAATGGCTCGAATTCCTGATAGCTATTTTTTTACACGAGTGATAGAACATATCAATCGATGTGATAAAGCTTATAAGCTGTCTCAAGTTTTCAGGGTTGAAACTCAGCCACAACCAAGTCGTATCGAAAGGATTACTGGAGATACTGATAGGGCAATTTTTCAGTCAGACCCTATAAAGGCAGATAAAGATTACAGGGAAATATACTTAAGAGAAGTAGACCGTCTAGCTGAAACTCTATACGTTGCAAACTATCGTAGAGACGAAGTTCGCAGATATGCCTTCGCTCGTTCTGGCGGAGAGTTTATTATGTCTATTAAGGGACCAGCAGATACTGCTGTTGGTACGAGAGTATCTCAAGCTGTTGGCTCAATGAATTGGAGGTAATGATGTATCCAGCACCAGGTTTTGGACAAGTAACGCAAACATCTAATCAAGAGAGAGCCGAAAAAGAACGGCTTAATCAGATGTTGCAAAATGCAGGTATTTCTGTGGGAGATTCTCCTTACACAGAGAATTTAGCTACAGAAACACAAGAAGAGAGAGGGGATATCTCAGGAGCTGGCATTGCTCCTCCACCTACTCCTGTAGCTGGAAATGATTTGGAATTTGCAGGAGGCAATTTACCTGCAGAACACAACAGACAAGAATTAGCTAAGCAAGGTGCTCAACCTAATTTTGCTCAAGCTTTTAATACAGGCGGAAGTAACACAACAGAATTAAACACAGGGATTAGTCCTGGCTCTACTGGTGTAGAAGCAGCTTTAAACGTGCAACCATCTAACTTAGTAACTGACCAAGATGTGCAAGCACAGCAGGATAGGACTCAGATTAAAGATAAGTTCATGGGTCTTTCTAAAAGATATAACATGGATATGGCAATGAGGAATGCGTAATGAATAATTCTAAAAAAGATTCATCAAAATCCATGCGTTATAAGGAAGGTCCTAAAAGATCTTTCAGACCTAACGAATGGTATTTAAATCAAAAGGTGCATTCAGAGACAGATAAATTTTTCTCTGGCAGCAAAGGAGGAGTGCCTAATAATCCTGAAAATGCTAATTCTTTCAGACCAATTAGTGCTCCTATTAACCCGCAGGAGTCAATGTCAGGTGACTTTGTAAAAAGAAAAAATCCTTATGGAGACGCCGAGCAGATTACAGAAGGTGAAGGACCAACATTAGTACGTCCAAACCAAAGAGGTTCTAGTTTTGATCCTCCTCCTGTCCCTGTAGATAAACCTGGTAAGGTTGTACCACCAAAAGCCTCTAAAAGAAAAGGCATGAATACAGGTGTAAGTCTTATTGATCAAGGACCGCAACGTGACGTTCCTGAACCTTTTTTCACAGGAATTAAATCATGAGTTTAATTCGTATAAAATCCATATAGAAGAGGTAACTAATGGCTACTACAAGTTCAAATAAAATGCCGTTATTGGTCGACAGACCATTACATGCATTTGCTACTATCGGCGGCACTGCTGCTTTAACGACAGCAACTAATTTAAATACCCCTAGTTCGGCTGGCTGTACATTACTCGTTGATTGTTCTTCAAACGACGGAGCGATAATTGATAGCTTATCAATCATTGCTAACGAAGCGGTAACAACAGCATCTAACGTTATTGTTTTCATTAGTACAGCAACAACGTCTGCAAACATTACAACTGCTAATACAGTGGCAGTCGCTATGGGCGGTATTACTTCTGTAGCAAAAGGTGATAGAACTAATATTTCCTTACCTCCTTTAACAGTTCCCGTCCCAAATTTGGCAAGTCCTGCAGCGACGATGGCAGCATATCCAACAGAAACTGATAAAAAGAATACTGGTTTATACGTTCCTTCTAGTGCGTTGGTTTATGTAGGGGTAGATGCTGCCTTAACTGCTCCTTCTGCTAATACTCGTGTGCATGTTTTCGCTCAAGGCGGATTCTTTTAAATTATGCCTTCTGCTACTGACACCTCTAGTTTTCTCGATAATCTTTATCGAGCTAAATTTAATCGTGAACCAGACGCTGCAGGAAAAGCATATTGGTCAGGTCAATTAGCGGCTGGAAAGATCAGTCGAGATAACGTATCAAAAAGTTTTGATCAGTCTCCAGAAATGGAGAAGATTAAAAATGAAACAGTTACCACGACTAGCAATGTAGCGGCAGCCAATACAGCCAACGATCTTGCAACTGATAATGTAGCTACTACGTCTACAGCAGCAATTAATAATTATGTTGCATCTAACAATAACTCTAATAACAACACATCAAATAATAATGTAACTATTACAGCCTCCACAGGAGGAGGTGGTTCTGGTCCTCAACAAACTACTAGTTCCAGTAATAACAGCTCTTCAGGAGGAGGAAGCTCTTCAGGAGGAGGAAGTTCTTCTAATTCGAATTGGCTTCAAGAATTTTATACAGCCAATAACATTAATGCTGGATTACTTGATAATGATGCTAAAGCCTACTGGGAAAACGAAGCGGCGACAAAAGGTATAGAAGCAACTAAAAACGTTATAGAAAATACAGCAAAAGCTCAGGGAAATTTTGGTGTTGATACTGATTTAGATACTTTTTTAACAGATTCTTACAACGAGGTTTTTTCTCGACAAGCTGCTGACAGTGGCAATGACGTGTACGATCAAGCAGGATTTGATTATTGGAAACAAGAAATTTTAGACGGTAAAACGTCTAGAAATGATATCGTCGATCATTTCAATCGTTCAGATGAAAAAACTGGTGATAAAACAATTACGTTAGCTGATGGAACAACGGGCACGGTTTCCGCAGATGAGGCTTGGCTAAGAAGTCTTTACAGTAACCCAGATATTTTAAATAGAGAGATTGGTACTGAGGGCTTGGATTATTGGTTAGGAGACTTAGCTGGTACTACAGAGGGGCGAGGAGGCGTCAAATCTACTCGTGGAGAAGTCCTAGCAAATATCAAACTCTCTAAAGAGTATGCATGTAATCAGGATTCTTCCAGAGTTTGGACTGGTTCAGATTGTGTGGAACCTACGACTACTACTTGCCCTGATGGACAAGTTGGTACACCACCTAATTGCCAACCTGTAACTACTACTTGTCCTGCTGGAACGACGGGAACTCCTCCTGATTGTGATCCGATTATTGATGTAGACGATACCTGTCCTGCTGGACAAACTGGTACTCCACCTAACTGTGTAGATGACTCTGGTGATCCTGTAGAGACTACTTGCCCTGCAGGTTACTCAGGTACTCCACCTGATTGCAAAATTGATTCTGGGTATGGAAACGACACAACATTCAAAAATGATGGTGATGAAGGAACATGGATGGGAGATGAAAATAGTGCAAATACTCAGACCTCTTATTTAAACCAAAAAACTAAAGAATACGAAGATCTTTATCAAACTTCTTTAAACGAGCAAGCAAACCTTAATGATGCTTTAGAAGAAGATAGGGTTCGCTACGGAGAATTATCTAGTAGATATGGTCAGTTAAAAGCAGATTATGAAGATGCACGTCGTGAAGCTGATTCCTACATAGACGCACAAAGAGCAGACGAAACTGGTCAGTTAAGAAGAGGTAGCACAGTTTCAGGAAATCAAGCCAGTATTGGTTCTCGTGATTTAAAATCTGGATCAGGAGCTTATGGAAATAATGAAGATAGAGATTACGGACAAGTTACATCAGGTCCTATTACTATCGATGATCGGCCTTTTGCTCGTCGTGGAATGAAGAAAGGCTCTTCCACTGGTTCAACATATTTTGATAATAGAAGTAGGTTTAACAGAGGCGAGAACGCAACATACTACTAAATAGATATGCCTAAAGGATTAGGATCTATGAGCAAAGGTTTCGGGTTACAACCAGTGACTCGTGGATTAGCTCCTAGGGCTAAAGGTTTATATCCTACAAAGACTACAGGAGCTGGTCAGTATGGAACGATTACTTTTCCTACAGTTATAGAAAATTACAATAGAACGACTGACTATAAACGTTGGCAATTAGGACAAGCATATTTCTTTGGCACAGGTAGATCTTGGGATGACAAAGCTTTATATAGCAATACTCGTTTCTCAACAGGAGCAGTCAGCGGAGTATCTAAAGACATCGTCACGATGTTTCCTAGTAAATCAAGTCCAGAAAGAACTTGGTACGTAGGAACTCGAACTCGAGGAAGTGTTATTCTGCCTCAACCTTTAAGCTCTTCTGCTATATCAACGTTTACTTCAGATCCAGACCCTGCTAATCACACATTAGTTTACGACGTAAGCGGTGTTTTAAATGCAATTCAAGTTGGCATCTTCAATGTATTCATTGGAGATCAATTTGAAGATACAGCAAGCGGCAATAATTACCCTGCCGATGTCATTGAAAACCCAGTTGGAAGCGTTGCTTTAACCCTTATAGCAGCTAGCAGTAGTGCTATGACGTTAACTTTTGATTTATCAAAAGCATACGGAAGAATTAAAGTTAATAATACAACTTATTGGAAAAAATTAGATTATGACCCTGCTAATCCTAATGTATGGAACACTAGTAATGGCAGGCATTTATGCTCTTCCCATAAGTTTTTTTGTTGCTGCCCTGATCACTTAGGAGGAGCTTTAGCTAACTTAGAATTTCCAAAAGAAAATGGAGGAATAGATGCATTTCCTCTTCCTAATGCCAGTAGGAATGTTTTTTCTGCGTGGGAAAAGGAAGGTGTAGGTTATTACAGACAGTGGAGAAGTCTCCCTAGGCGAATTGATGCACGTCGCGAATGTAAACACATGCATGCAATGAGATGGGAGGCAGGAGTTCCTTGGTACGAGCCTAATGATTACCCTATTAATGAAGATGAAAATAGGATGTTTTCAGATCAGCTCGAAAGAGATTTTGATAATGAAGTTTATAGAGAATACAATGCTAGACATCGTATTAACTATGATCGCTATATTTTATCTTTAGCCGAAGTGGTTGGATTAGAGTTATTCCCAGGTGGAGATGTTCGAGATAATATTCGTCCTTCTTCCTTGCCTATGCTATGGAATGATGCTGAACAACCTTTGGTGTCTTGGTGTAGGCAAAACGATTGGTGGCTCAAGCGAGGCACTCAACAGCTACGTATATTCAATAGTGCAACACAGGCTTTTGAATCAGTAGTCAATCAAGGAGGTATTGAATACCCCATGGTGGAATCTGTCGTTGGTGGATCTGCAAATGCTCCTGTCATTATCAAGTAAAATTAAACTATGGCAGCTTATCCTGAAAACACTGGTGGAATTATCTCTGCCATACAAGCCTGCATTGTTGCGGCAGGAGGAACATTGACACAAGAGTATCCAAAAAATACAGGTGGAATTATTTCTGCACTATTAACCTTACAATCAGCTATAGCTGGTGGTGGTGGTGGTGGTGGCGGCGGTAGCGTCGTTGTCGAGTTAGAAGCAAATACCGACCTAGGAATAGGTGATGCTGTTCGAGTTCTTTCAGACGGCAAAGTTGCTAAAGCTCACCAAGCCACAGATGGTAGAGGAGGAGCAACTGTTGCAGGCTTGGTTAAAGAAGATGTATCTGTTGGTGGAACAGCAAAAATCATAGTGGCAGGGCCTGTCGACGTGACAGGATGGGCTCAAACACCGACAGACTTGACAATAGGTGCTGCTTATTTTTTGAATGGCTTTGGAACACTGTCTACGACTCCACCCTCTGCTACAGACAATTACGTAACGTTCATAGGAGAAGCAGTGGAAACAAAGAAAATTATTTTAAATATTGACGTTCCTGTATTACTGAAGTAAATGGCAACACGCAAACCCATTGTTTACATTGACGGTTACCCAGGGGAACTAGATGTAACTAGTGATCGTTTAAATCTTCCTTTCATTTTCAGAGCAGGAACTGCTCCCACTGCAGAAGAAGCCGACATTTGGTATGACACAACTGCTGGCATTCTAAAAATGTGGAATGGTAGTGGTTGGGATAACATTGACACGAAAAATGCAGTATATGTTCAAGGTTCGGCTCCGGGTTCAGGAATGTCTCAAGGTGATTGGTGGTACAACACAACGACGACAGGCTTTAGTATGTATTTAGCTGGTTCTATAAATCAATGGACTACTGTAACTAGTGGTTCCGGAGGTGGAGGCGGCTCTATCAGTGATATCCTTGCCTACGGTTAATGGCTTCTTTTAAGAAATTTAATTTACCTTTTGGTAATACCAATTATCCAAGCAGTGGTGAGGTGACTATATACACTCAAACTGCCGCCCAATCTAGTGTCGTAGTAGGACTTTCTGTTTCTAATAAGACTGAATTTGATTTGCCTTGCGATGTTTGGATTCTTAAAGGTGGTGGATCTACAAAACATTACTTAGCTAAATCACGCAGAGTTCCAGCAGGTGAAACGGTTCAATTAATTGATAGTGGACAAAAATTGGTTTTAAGCGCTGATTCAAGTGTGAACGACGTTGTTAAAGTCAATGCTCCTACTCTTGATGGTGGATCTGCGACCACTTTTAGCTGTTGGTTATCTATTTACGAGGATGTTAACTCATGAGTCTCGATGCTATTACGCTTCTTAAGGAAGTTGAAACTCCAGGTATTATTGAATTTCCTGAACCGACTGGTAAAGTCGCTTATGGATTTAAATTTGACATTGCAACTGGAGCCTTTGATGTGGAACGCTTAGACGGCGATTCAGATTTTATTAAGCTCCAAGACGATAATATAATAAGTAATGACGACTATGTGCAAGTGGTTTGGTCTAACAAACTTCTAAACTTTAGTTGGCCCACGACCGCTGGCGTTTATCCAGGACATTTACAAGTTGAAATCGTATGAGCACCATTATTGATCTTGGTAAACTCCGCTTTTTATTTCGGGGCGTTTACAGCGCAGCCACTAACTACGAACTGAATGACGTAGTTACTTACGGTGGTAATGCATATGTCTACATCAACAGAATTGCTGGTGCAGGCACTGTACCTAGTACTACTAGTCATTGGTCTAGTATGGTCGATGGTCTGAGCGATCAGGTCGACTATGACAATGCAACCACTTACCATAAAAATGACTTAGTAAAAGTTAGTGGTCGTGTTTATAGAGCTTTACAGACAACCGTAGGAAATATACCTCCTAATGCAACTTATTGGGTTTTATTCTTAGACGCATTCAAATACAAAGGTGATTGGGATGCTGCAACTGCTTATAAAATCAATGATATTGTCGTTCAAAGCGGCTTAAGTTATATAGCAACTGCAAACTCAACCAACGAAGAGCCTCCTAATGCTTCTTATTGGACAGTATTTACTGAAGGATTCAAGGTAAAAGGTGTCTATGCAGGAGGTACAACATACCAGTTAAACGATCTTGTTGAGTCTGGTGGTAATGTTTGGAGATGCAAGGCGAAGACTGTAGGCAATGAGATGCCTAATGCAACTTATTGGGATTTATATATTCAAGCATTAAATCAAAGAGGTAATTGGACAACTACAACTGTTTATAAAAAAGATGATGTTGTTACTCATTTAGGTCAAACTTATAGATGTGCAACTAATCACACAGCAGGAGCTAGTTTCTTAACAGACTTTACTGGTAATAACTATTGGGTTAGATTTTCTAGTGGTCAGTATTATCGTGGTGGGTATGCTGATGCAACTCAATACTTTAAGAATGATTTGGTTACAACAGGTTCTGCACCAAACTTGAATTTATATATGAATATCAATGACCACTTATCAAACGGAGCCAATATTACCGATGGTACTGAAGTAGCTAATTGGCAGACAATTATTACTGGACAATTTACAACTAGTTCTATCTTTATTGCACAATCATATTTCTTTGGAACAATGAACTGATGCCTTTATTTAAGAAAGCTCAAAGAGCGGAACAGAAAAAATTAGAAATAATAGACAAAAGAACAGATAAGGCTAATACTCGTGCGATGAAACGAGCTAGGACAACTATGAGTAATCTACGTAAACGTGTAGAACGCAACGGAGACTTTGGCATCGGACCTTAAGCGTCTTACAGGAAGAGACATCAAGATTAAATAGCCTCTATACTAAAGTGACGAGGCAGTTCAACTGCCCACCTGTTTTATAGAGATCGTATGGCCTCGGGAGTAAAAGGTAGTTTAAAGCCGGCTGGTGGCGCACCGGATTTAACCAATGCCTACAAATTATTTGGTGCCTCTGCAACAACAACTGTGATAGTTTCTGCTTGTAATCAAGCGGCAACTCCAGATACTATTCGTATTGCAGTAGTTGATTCTGGAACAACAGCAACTTCAGGTGCAATCGACGCTAAGTATTACGTTGAATACGACTATTCATTGTCTGGTAATTCAGCAATGGAAAGAACTGGTATCACTGTTGAAAATACTGGTCGAGTAATTGTCGGTAGTGGATCGGGAAATGTTTCCTTCTCCGCTTACGGCATTGAAACTTGATAAGGAGCTGTCACTACAGGAGGTATAACTATGGGTAGAAAACTTTCTTTTGACGGCATAGCAGGAGCTGAAGCAGATTGGACTGCTAAAACTTCTGCCTATAACGCCGTTGTTGGTGATGCATTACTGCTGGATGCCTCTGGCGGTGCGTTCACTATCACTCTCCCGGCTGCTGCGGTCGAAGATGATTACATTGATTTTGCAGATGCAACAGGACATCTAAAAGATAACAATGTAACTCTTGCAAGAAACGGACTCAATATTATGGGTGCTGCGGAAGATTTGGTTGTTGATACTAAAAACATTGGATTTAGACTTACTTATTACAACGCTGCTCAAGGCTGGAGGGTAACTTAAATGGCAACTTTATCGAGCCTAGTAGGGGGATCAAGTGGTGGCTTTACTGATGGAGCTAGAAATACCACTGAAATGTGGAATGTTTGGAAGAGTGGAGGATACACATGGACTGTACCTACCAATTTTGATAATAGCGTTTCAGTAAAGGTTTACTGCTGGGGATGTGGTGGTAATTCTGGTCAGGACGACAGCTCAGGAAACTCCTACGGAGGAGGAGGTGGTGGACTAGCTATCAAAGAGGTAACTGGTTTATCTGCTGGAGATACAGTCGCTGTCACTATTGGAGAAGCTGGTCATCAGACTCATAACTCCAGAGGAGGAATTACTTCTTTTGGATCTCATTGCTCCGCAAACGGAGGCAATGATGGAGAGAACACTTCTACTCCTCCTAGTAACCCTAATTCCACTGGAGAAAATAGCAATCCTCAACAAAACGTAAACAGTGGTTATGGGCAAGGTGGTGTAGGAGTTGGAGGCGATATAAACAGAAGAGGTGGTCAAGGTGGTGTAGGAAGTAATAACCCAGGTTCAGGCGGTGGTGGTGGAGGTGCATCAGCTCCAAATCCACAAGGACATAAAGACGGATATAGAGGAGGTCATTGGGATAGTTACTCAGGAGGTAGTGGAGCTTCTATTAACTTCCCTGGTACAAGACCTTATACCTCTTACACTGGAGCTGCAGGTGCAGGTACAGCCCAAATGGGCTCTTCTAACAGATGGTCTGCTACTACTTACAGAGCACACGCAGGGCAAGGAGGAGCAGGCTTGAATGGTGCAGGAGGTCGTGGTGCTACTGCAAATACTTACAGCAACGCTTGGATGTGGGTTTGCCCAGCAGTTGATGGACATGGTACCGCAATATGGGGAGCTAACCACATCTTCTTAGGTGGTGGTGGTGGTGGTGCCGGTTGTTCTACTAAGCAATCGTCTGAAAGAGCAGGGAGTAACGGAGGTTGTGGCGGACCAGGAGCAGGTGGCGGTGCAGTCCATTCTTACGAGAGTTCCAACGACGTAGCGTGGTGGACAGGAGGAACTGGAGGAGTCCTTGGCGGCGGCGGCGGTGGCGGTCAATATTGTACTGGTGGATCAGGAGGTAATGCTGGCGGTGCTGGTGCTAGCGGTTACGACGGAAGAGTCGGAGGCAATCAACAAAGCGGTAGCAGTAGCGGAACCGATTGGTGGGGTTCTCAGAGAGGCGGCGATGGTCTCATCTTTATTCAATACAAAGTTACTTAAGGAGGTATGACTAATGGCTAAATGGGCTCTAATGGATGGGAACAATGTTCTAGACGTGTGGGATTCAAAGCCCACCGCCTTGGTTCATCCTGACATTTTGAAAGAATGTGTCACAGTACCAGCCACTGTGAAAGCGGGAGATGTTAAGGATCCAGCGAAGGGTACTTACGCAGCTCCTGTTAAACCAACACCGTCGGTACAACCTGACATCAGAAATTTCAATAAAACCGATTTCTTCAGATGTCTAACAGCAGCAGAAAGAACGAAATATAGAAATATTATCAAAACAGATGATGATCTGGCTGATTTTGACGATACGTTTAATTACTCACCGAAACAAATAGTTGATACTGAAGTACAAGCAGATTTGGATTCACTGGTATCAAAGTCAATCATTAGTTCTGCTACAAAAACAAAAATTGACAATCTTGGCAAGGTGGCGTAATGACACAGACTTCTTCTATTCTCTTAACATCTGGTGGTGGTGGTAGCGTTGGAACTATCACAGGCCCAAGAAATAAACTGGATCTGTTTGTAGGACCTAGCCCTGAAAGCGTAAAGGATTCTGGTAACTGGGGTAGTACTGCGGTATACACTTGGACCAAGCCTACCAATATAAAAGCTGATGTGCCTGTCAGAGTATATGTTTGGGGAGCTGGTGGTAACTCTGGATGTAACTCGCAGTCTTATGGAGGAGGTGCTGGAGGTTATGCCTACAAAGAAATAGCTGTAGCTTCGGTAGGGACAACAGAAACAATTACTTTAGGAATGCCGGCACAGGGTACATCTAGCTCGAGAGGAGCTGCTACTTCCTTTGGTTCTCATTGCTCTGCTAACGCAGGTAACGACGGAGCTAATACTAATAATCCTCCTAGTAACCCTAATTCCACTGGAGAAAATACAAATCCTCAAACAAATATAAACAGTGGTTATGGGCAAGGTGGTGTAGGAGTTGGAGGAGATATCAATAGAAGAGGTGGTCAAGGTGGCTACTCTCACTCATGCAACCCTGGAAGTGGCTCAGGTGCGGGTGGTGGAGGTGGTGTTGCACCTCAAATCACATTAGGCCATAAAGATGGTGGACGTGGTGGTTCTGGATATTCCAGCTACCAAAGTGGTAGTGGCGGATCTATACATTTTCACGGAGCTGTGCAATACGATAGTTGGAGTGGAGGTCCCGGTGGAGCAGGGACAGCGGGCGAGGGATGTGGACAAAGATGGGGAGACGAAAGGAGAAGACGTGCTGGACAAGGAGGTGCAGGATTATTCGGTGCCGGTGGAAGAGGAGCCGCAATGGATACGTACCAGAACAACGACCAAATGCACCCTGCCGGAGATGGTGGACGTGACGGAAAAGGTGGTGCTATTTGGGATCCTAATGGGATCATCCTCGGCGGTGGCGGAGGAGGAGGAGGAGTTAATACCTATATGAGCAGTGGACGAGCAAGCTCCCCTGCTGGAAATGGCGGCCCAGGTGCTGGCGGTGGTGGAAATCAAGGTTATAACTCGAGTAATAGTTCCCACGAAGGAATTGCTGGAAATGGCGGAGTTTTAGGTGGTGGTGGCGGTGCAAACCAATACATGTCTCCCGGTAATGGTGGAGCAGGTGCTGGCTCAGGATCTAGTGGATGGGATGGCGAGCAAAACATGAGGAGGGGTATAGGAGTTGGAGGAAGTGGTATGGTAGTTATTACATATGCCGTCGAGTAATTAATATAAATTAAAATATAAATAATTAATGATTTCCCATGGCTAATTACGCGATTATAGATAACGACGTTGTTACAGACGTGTGCGATGTCGATCCTAAAACTAGGTATCATCCTGACTTGGCTAAAGTATTTGTTTCTGTTCCTAGCAACGTAAAAAATGGCTGGATCAAAACAGGTACAAATACTTTCAAGGCTCCTACACCGATCACTCCTAATCCCAACCCAGCTCCTAGTGTAGGAAAAGTATCTGTTCATGATCAAAAAATCTGCAAAACAGAAGTCATGCTTGTTTTAACTAGAGCTGAAAGACAAGCATGGAAAGCCAAAATAGGCAGTGATACTTTGATAGATGCTATTGAAGAAGAGTGGGAGAGTAATAAAGAAACTTGGTTCTCGACTGTCAATGCAACCAATCCATATAAGACTGCCTTAGCAGATCTAAAAACAAAAGGTGTTATTAGTGATGCAGGAATTACTAAGTTAAAAAATAAATACTTTTTAGACAACGAAAATTTTTAATTTAAAAAGCAACATAAGAAGTTAATTGCTAAGGTTTGTAAAAAACCAATGGAAGAACTTGAAGTTTTTTGTAATAGAGAACAGAAATATGCTGTTGTTGACAATGCGGTACCACTAGATATCTTTGAAGATTTTCAAGGGTTTTTCATGTCTGGAAAACCTGAATGGACTATAAGCACTAAAACGGCTGGAGCGCCTGACTTGTATAAAAATAAAGAATATGGGAAAAATATACGTGTTTGTGAAGCTGACCGTGAATTAAATAACCTCCAAGGGAACATCATATTACTAGGTGATCCCTTGCAAAATATTTACTTTGGCGAAATGAATGAGGCATTCATAGCTCGCATTCATTTATATCATTCTCTGATGAAGTCTTTGTGCAATATCCTTAATCCTTTAGCTCTAATCAGAATTAAAATTAATGCAACTTTCAATAGTTCTAAAGTCGTCGAATTAGGCTATCACCAAGACAGGGTAGGTGATGGAGATGAATTTAATCATATGATGAATGCTTGTTTCTACGTCAATACTTGTGATGGTTATACACGCTTCCTAGATCGAAATGGAGACAAAGGAGACAAAGTTAAAAGCGTTGCTAATCGATTAGTCTATTTTCCTAATTCAGTTAAGCATGCAGGTACAACCACTAGTAATGCAAAGGCTAGATATGTAGTAAACATCAACTATGTTCCTAGGTTTAAATGTCCTTGTCATGAATTTTTAGGAAAAGAATTCATGCTAAATTAAAGATTAATAGACCTTATGATTACAGATGTCGACAATTTTACCTCCTATAGGATTGCCTTATTTTCCTGATGGGGTTCCAGGGGAGGGAAGAATGCCAAGTAGACCTAGGGGAGAAGATCAGTACGGCCCTGGAGATGAAATGCCTCCATACGAGCCTGGTCTGCCTCGTCCTAAGAAGCCTGGTCGACCAGACTATCCAGGAGAAGGAAGACCTAAGCCTCCTGAAATGGACGAAGTTGACATTTTCCTAAACAATGCATACCTAAGAAATTTAGATAGACAGATAGATGATGAAGGTAAAAAGTACTGGGGAGATGAAATTCGTAGCGGTAGAGCTACTAAAGACGATGTTATAGGCAATCTTCGTAGGTCAGACGAATATAGCGGCGTTGTGGAAAATTTCTTAACTGATGCTTACAGAAATAACCTAGGAAGAGACGCTGATACTGAAGGCTTTGATTACTGGGCTAATGAGTTGAAGTCAGGAAAGATGGATCGAGATCAAGTTTATAGTGCGATCAAAGGATCTAAAGAAGCTGAAGAATACAGAAAGACAAGGCCACCAGAAGATGACATGGTTAGACCTATGCCTATACCTGACAGAGATCTGCCCCCAGTGAGCGACGAGAAGCCAAAGATAGATAAGCCAAGGATGGGGTCACCTACTGGAATTACAGCAGTCAAAGCAGCTTTAGAACGTGACAATGCAGACAGGAGTGATGAAGAAAAAGAAGGTCAAATGAGATCTGCAGCTTTGATAGGTAGAGTTCTAGGAGGAAGTGGATTACTTGGACGAGGCTAGCTTCTTTCGAATTCTCAGCTAATCTTTAAAGACACGATTTCTTAAGATGGCTGACAGCATGAACCCTCGACGTAGGGTAAGGAATAATCAGAATAGATCTGATTTTATGAGTTATTTATATGATTTATATAAAAGAAATAATGCTCCTATTCCTAAAAGAAATACGTATACAGGATTAGCCGAGACTTACGCTAAGCATGTAGGGATGCAAGAGATAGAACGTCAAGTAGATTTATGGCATGACGAAAAAACAAGAGATCAAATAAAAGCATCTAATATTGCTAGACCTGTTAGCCTTGAATACGATGAAGCTTAGACAATATCCTCCTGTCCCTGAAAGGATTCCTATTAGTAGTAATGATCAAAAAATTACTGCTGTTGTCTCAACAAGAGACTATCTTTTAAGATTAACATCACCCAAGGAAACTCCAAGGATTCCTTTAGAAGTCAGAAGAGAAGCGAGAACTTTATTAAGGCATTATCCTTTACCTACAGAAATGAAAGCAATAATGAAAGATTTCTATAGCAAGGAAAAGCAAACATCAGGCTAACGTACTGGCACAAGCCTCTTAAAACATTACATTTTGTATATAAAATAAGAAATGTTATTACAAAAACTTATTTCGTGCTAAAGACTCTTTATAGCGCTGCTGCTTTAACTTTAATAGCTGCTCCTGCTACTCTTGCAGGTCCTTATATAAACGCTGAAACTAACGGAAGTTGGACAGATAAAAAGTACACAAACGCCACAACAGACCTTCATATAGGTTATGCAGGTGCTAATGATACTGGTAAGGTCTCTTATTACGTACAAGGTGGTCCAGCATTCGTAGCTGTTAAGGACGAAGACACTGAAACTCGTCTTTCAGGAAAAGCTGGCGGAAGCATTGCAGTATCTGATTCTACAGATATCTACGGTGAAGTATCTTTCCTCACAGGTGAAGAAGAAGAAAACTTTGGTTCTGGTGGAAAGCTAGGTGTTAAGTACAGCTTCTAAATTATAGATTTTCACTAAAAACCGTTCATACTGTGCTAAGTATGGGCGGTTTTTATATGGAATTTACTCACCATGAATTTTTATATGGGAGAAAAATAGATCCAGATATTTGCGATGGATTGATTGAATATTTTGAAGAATTTCCTTTAGGAGAAACAAAGATTCCTACTCCAAGTGACGCTAAAGGTACTTGGATATGCTTAAAAAGAGAAGGGAGACTTGCTGGTCAAACTAGTCATGACAAATTAGAAAAATCGGGGAAACAATCGCTTGATTTAGGAGTACCATATTATGTTGCAGATAAAAGGATTCAAATTTTTAATAAAGAATTAAATAAAGTTTTAGACGATTATTGTCATAAATTTCCTAATTGCGAATTAGCTCATCAGCCATGGGGTAATGCACATTATGAAATGTTTAATATTCAAAAATATAAACCAAACGAAGGTTTTCGCAGGTGGCACTGTGAAAGGGCTTCAATGAATTCAAGAACAGTAACTCGTCACCTAACATGGATGACTTATTTAAATAATGTCCACAATGGAGGAGGAACGGAATGGGCTCATCAGAACTTAAAGCTTAAAGCACAAAAAGGGTTGACTGTTATATGGCCTGTGGACTGGACTTACACTCATCGTGGCATTGTTAGTCCTACTGAAACAAAATATATTGCGACTGGTTGGTTTAATTATTTACCTTCAGAAGAAACATATCAATCACCATTAAATCGTTTTAAAGATAAAAAAGGATATTTCTTTTCTAAAGACTTGTTTATACCTCAATAGTAGACGAGTGATGTCATAATACCTACTACAATAGGGAATGAATGTAATCTGTTAGAACCTTGAGATTCGCTGCAGGAGGCTTCGGTAATACGGAGGAAGATCAACGGGCTTTAGCGGCTTGGTTGTCAAGCAAACTGACTGGTGATCCGAATGCTTTTGCGGAGGACGTAGAAGGTATATTGGGAGGTTCAGCCTTGGAGGATGAAGGTATTCAACTTTTAGCTCATCACAACAATCCAAATTTAACTTCAGAAGGTAATGTTACAGCAGAAGGATTAACGAATGCAAGAGAAGCAAGTGGTGAGCCCTTTGGTGTTGGCTTTGGCGGTCCTTCAGGATCAGAATTAAAAGCTATTCAGGATGAATTAGACGCAGCAGAGGCAGTAGACGGAATATTGAATCCAGCAATACAAAGAATCCCAGTAATACCTTACGGAGCTCAAGCTGGAATGGCAGGAGATTTGATACCGCAAGCAGCAGGAGGGATGCAGAAAATGAATTTACCTTTTGAAGATGTACCTGTGCAAAATCCTTTGCTCCCTAGCATACCTCCAGGATACCAATACAATAACTACTAATGGATCCGAACAGCGGTATTGATCGAGTATTAAAAGCTGCCGACGACTGGGCAATGTCTGGTCGTAAAGGGCTCGCTGGTTCTTTAGGCTTGTTGAAAGTTGGATTAATAGCAGGAGACGAAGCTGCTAAAAGAGCTTTTAATGATATTGTTATCCTCGCTAAAGCAGGTGATGGAGCGGCTAAAAGTGTTGTTCGAAATGTATTGCTCTCTACTCAAGGAGAAGAAGCCTTTGTTCAAGCAGCTATTGACAACGTAGGGGAAGGAGAAATCAGACAAAGGTTAACTCAGCAAGGATATGATGCTGACGCTTTAGTCAATAAGCCACCAGCTTCTACTTTGAATGCTCCTGAGTCAACGAACGTAACTCCTACTGCTACTCCTCCTGACGAAGATTATGTGAATCCAGGTAGGACAAGAGATAGAAGTGAATCATATCGAATGCAAGAAGGTCTTAGAAAAGAAAGATTAAAAGAAAGAAACATAAGTCCACAAACTTTGCAAGGTGAAGTCTACAATTCGGTTATTAAAGAGTTACAAGGAGATCTTGGAGCAGCACCAGATAGTGTTTACAAGTTAAGCCCTGAACAACTTGCAGCTTTAGCAGAAGTTCAGCAGGCTTCACAAGCTGAAGAGGCTCAAATTTATGCTCAGCGAAGAGCAATGACTCCTGAGCAGGAAGCTGAATTAATGAAGAGAAGCATTAGCAATGCTCCTGGAGTTGCGGATCCATCTGTAACAATGGCTAAAGCTGATGATATAGCTCAGGCTCTAGATAAGGCTAAGCAAATGAGACCTCCAGTAATGGGTCGTTATAGAAAAGCTGCTTTATATGGAGGTGGTACGCTAGGAGCCTTGTTAGGACTTTATGGTGCAGGAGGTTTGGTTAATGCGAATCAGTACGAAAACAGAAAAGCCTAACATTAAGAAACAACATCAAAAACTTTTACGTCTTAATAAAAAGGCGGAGAAGTGCGTGACTCGTGACCAAGCACGCAAGATCCTTAAAAAAGCTCTCAAAGCACAAAACAAACTTCATGAACGAACTAGCTGACCCGTCAACACTTCAATTAGCTTTTC